ATGACAGACATAATCATAACACCACAACGCATTACAACCGAAATTCATATTGTTTGGGACGGGGCGTTTTGTTTTCTAAATCAGAAGAAAAACGGCCGTATCATCGACGACGCCACACGGATCGCCCTCGCTGACGCGAAGGCCATCATCACCAAGACCCAAAAAGACCAAAACGCCACAGACATTTCCGGCCGGGGCTGTATCAGTTTCGATTCCCCAAAAAACCAGTGGTCCTGGATGGCTACCATTATCGAAGAGGTAGAACCCAATGCTTGATCCCAGCCTGGCAATCATCAACCTGCAAACCGGCGAAATCACCCCGCTCGACGAGTGGCTGCATGACCACCGGCGGCAGCAGCTCCAGCTCATCCTGGCCCAGCTGGGCCAGGGCGGGGAAGAAGCAAAGGCCAGTCCTGACGAAATGGCGCGGGCGTTGTTTGCGCCCAGAGACGGGCCAGAGTAGAATAGATTCATCCCCCCAATACGGCACGACATAGCAAAAAGCCCCTGGAAATTTCCAGGGGCTTTTTGTGTCTCAGTTTGAGCTGTCTGGCTAGTTAGGGTACTTCAGCGCCCGCTCACCTGCTGGCAACAGGTTGTCCGGCCCGGAGCAGGTACCATCACCGCCGCCGACCGTCATACTGTCATAGCAATCCTCGGCCGTGCTGCCCCGATAGCCTGAGCGCGTTACCGGCATGTTTCTGTAGGTAGTCGGAATGCAGTCCAGACCCACATCGGTGCAGCCGTCCACAATGTCGCCGTACCGGTTGACATAGCCGCTAAAGTCAAAGAATCCATTCACCAGCCCGTCTTTATCATGGCGGCTGCCGTCAACCGCCGTTGGCACTGTCACCCACAAACGGAACGGCGCTGAAGCGGAGTTGTCATTGTCGCAGGTAAAAAATCCCTGCTCATCGACGCACCATAGCGGGATACTGGTGGCGTCGCTGGGCACTGTTTCACCAGGGCTTTCGCCCTGGGGGAAGTGCAGGCCAATCCCCATCTGCAATCTAAAATCAGGCGTACCTGGTGGGTAATTGCACACATTCCCCTCACTCTGCCAGCTATCGAGTGAGTTCTGGCCCGTGGCGTGGATGCGATAGGGGGCAGCCTCGACGGGTGAATCACCCAAACACTCAGCCAAATTTGTGTCATTTGGCAGTGGGGCGTGAACGCCCCGGCGCGGATAGTTCAGCCGCCCGAAATCCAGCCAGCCGCCCTGCTGCCAGTAACCACAGCCGGGGAAATCGCTCAGGGTGGCTACGGTCAGCGGCACAAAAGCGTCATTGATCATACGGCCGTTTGTCTCACCGTCTGGCCCCAGCTCCAGCGTCACATTTGCTACGCAGGCGATCCCCTCGTAGGTCAGCGAGTGGAAACGAGTGTGCGCCCCCACATTGCCGCCAACGGCATGATAGACGCCACGGCCGTGGACAATGTAGGCCGTGCGGTTCAAGGTCAGCGTATCATCCCGATCAACCACGTCGCCACGGTTCAGGATGACAAAGCCCCCGTAACCCTCATGCTTGCACTCGTTTTCGGTGCAGGTTCCTTCGACATACGATTCCAGGTTGTCATTGGCCCCGGCGAACGTTTGCCAGGGTGGCGACAATTCGCCCTGCATCATTTCATAAAGCGACGTACCGAAAATATCATCAGCTACGTGCAAATTTGCTTTGTGGTCATGGTCCCACTTACACCCATTGTCATAATTCCAAACGCCATGCCAGGCATTGTTGTCATGCTCCACCGCGATGTCCTCACACATTGGCGCGCCAACAAAGGGATCGATGGGACCGGAAACGGCCGTTGCTGTTATCGTTGGCTCCAATGTCGGCGTCTCGGTCGGTGGTGCTGTGGCGCTGGCAATTGCCGTTTCCGTGGCCCGTGGCGTTGGCGTCTCAGGCACGGCCGTACCGCAGGTGAGCAGCTGACCGCGTTCGGTTTCGGTCACAAACGGCCGTTCCCGACTGCGGCAAAAAACCTCGGCGCTGTCGCCGTCGTTGAGCGTGATGGTGATAGGCTGGCTGTCGGCCGCGACCTCGATGCCGATCACCCGGTCGGGTACGGGGGTCGGCGCGGCCGGGCCGCAGGCGGAGAGAGCCAGCAATAACAAGGACAAAATCATCATAACTTTACGCATTTTCTTCTCCTTACAAATTAGCCTGCAAAAATCCTTTCGGGTCCAGATAGTTATCAAGGACCGCCTGTTTATTACTGCCAGGCCAGTGCGTTGGATTCGTTTCCAAAATGCCGCTGTGGCTGATGTCGAAGTGTAGATGATTAGCCAGGCCATATTCAGCCCCGCCAATCGTGCCCAGCACATCGCCCAGTAGCACCAGTTGACCCGCCCGTACTGCCAGCTCCGCTAGGTGGCCATACCGGCTATGAATGACTGACCCATCTGGCAGCTCGTGGCAAATCACCACCAGGCGGCCCCAGCTAGACGGCGCAGGCACCAGCTCAGCGAAAGTCACCACACCATCGGCGCAGGAATGCACTGGCTGGCCCTTGTCGGCGTCCCAGTGGGGATCGTTGAGATTGAGATCGGCACCTGTATGGTAGGCCGTGCGCACCGGGTCCCCGAACGAGTAGAGCGTTAGATACGGGTTTGCGTCAATCCATTGGCCCATGATCTAATCCCACAGCTCGCCAGCTGCCCGCTCTTCGGCCGTGCCCACCGGCGCGGCAAACTTGGTTGCAACGGCCGTTCCGCCAGGCTCAGCAAACACCTCGACCTTATCCGGCCCGGCCCATGGCTTCACAAAGCTAAACACCAGGCGTGGCCCCTGGCCTGTTGTATCCTCGGCCGACATAAACCCCCGGCTCACGCCGTCGCTGGTGGTCACCGTGCGCTCACGATGCACCGGCGTGTAGCCTGGCCGCGCTAGAATCAGCTGCTGCAACCCAGCATTAGGGTTCAAAGGAATTCCTCGATCAATCTGCTCCTGAACGCTCTCCGACCAAATTTCATTTTTCCAGCTCATATCATCTCCTGGGATTACCGGACTGTAATCACGCACTACTTGGGCAATCTGGGTCATTTCAGAGGAATTAAGCTCGTACATATCCCAGCCCAAATTACCAAAAGTGAATAAGACCCCGCCCAGATAACGGCCGTTATTGGCCGCATTCCAGGCGGATATATGATCAATCTGATACTTCACACACTCATCAATGTAACGCTGAAGGTTGCCGCTCAGCACCTTGCTAGACTTCCAGCCATCCAGCACCCCGGCATAAGGCCCGCCTTCGGTCGAGATCCATTTCAGCTGAATCCCCTGCGCCCTCAGCTGCGCATCCATCACCGTCCACCGGCCGCTGTGGTTGGCCCAATCCAAAGGATCGCGGACCCCATTAATGAAATGAGTGTAGTTGTGGTAGCTGGCAATATTGCCTGAAGCCTGGATGATTTCCGCATAGCGCGCATCGATGTCGTTACCAATGGCGATGGAAAGGCACGCCAGCGGAATATCCCGGCCGCCGCAAATCGGCTTGCCTCGATATTCCGTATTCCACACGGTTGTCACTGCCTGCAACCAGGTGATGATTAGTTGGCGCTCTGCCTCATTGTTGGTAGTGGCCACGTACTCATTCCACTCCTTCATAGTATCGATGTGGGCCCATAATTCCTGTTGCTGCCAGGTCCCATCGATGAAGGAATTAAAAAAGTCGCGGGCGTTCTGCTTTGCGGCCTGGTAATCAGGCGTGAAATGCTGCTTGCCGTTCCATTCTTTGCGGAAAACCGTGCGCAGACCAGGATTCACCCCTTTGGCATCGCGCAACATGTGTAAATCATTCGTCGATAAAAAAGGCGTATTTTTAGGCAGCAGCGACACCGGCTGCAACCAGCCATCAATAGGTCGCTGCCCATGAAATCCAATCATTTCAATCTCCTCGACGCTCGCCGCGTCAGTTGCTCGTGGGTGGTCTATCCACCTCCCCAATAACGGCCGTATCCAGCGACCAGTCCCACACGAGCCCGTAAACCACCTCGTCACTCAGCACATCTACCGGAATAACCCACTCGCCATACCGGTCATGAAAAAACGGCCGTCGGTAATCCGGATCGCCAAAATTGTCGTAGCAAGCCAGTTCCCGTGGCTCACCATTCCACCAAAAAGAAACGGCCGTGGTGTAACTATCAAAAGGCTCCTCGTCCTCGTCCGGCTCGATGTACAATTTAGTCCAGTCGTTAATACAGCCAGCTACTAGCCATTCGTGATCGGCACTGGTGGGGTAGAGGTTGGCGTATTTATCCGGCTCTCCATTGGCCTGACCGTTCCAGGCAATCGGACGGCCGTCGCTGTCAAAAAACCAGTAATTGGTCAGCGAGAGCGCCATCTGCTCCAGCGGTGGCGGCTGCATGGTATCCAGCGTACCCGCCCACACCAGGGCCAAGCAAGCTACCGTTTGCGCGCAAACATCAACCAGGGGCATCATTTCCCGTTCGCCGCCTCCTTGACCCGCGTGCGGCTTTCAATGTACTTCCAAATCACGAGCGCATTGGTCACAAATGCGCCAACGGCCGTCAGGCCCGCCGTGATTGATTCTTGCAGCGACTGGGCCTCATGCTGACCAATGACCCCAAGAATCACTAGCAAGGCCAGCACCGTGGGTACCGCGCTGATTAACACACCAATAAACTCTGTTGTCTTGTATCCTGGTTTTACGTTCATCATTCATCTCCTATTGTTTCCATTCGACCAACGGCCGTAGTTCCGCCAGCCGTTCCAACAATTCAGCCATGCGCCCGTGTCTCTGCGCATAAAACACAAACTGCAAGCTTTTTTCGTTTCGCGTGTTGCCCATAATCTTCTCCGGGTCAACACCCAATGAGTAAATCAAATCAATCAACTCCCCATTGTCAAAATGCTCATTAATCTGCACATGTAGATAGTGCCGACTACGGCGCAGCTCGCCGGTGTCCGTTAGCTTTTCTGAGGCTTGCCGCGCTTTTTTTATTTCCTCTATTGCGCAGCTTAGCTGCGAGATTTCTTGCCCCATAGCCGCCAAAGCTATCTCGATGGCTACAAAATTTCTGCTGGTTGGACTGGTTGCTCCTTTCGATCAATGTGGCCAGCATTTCATTGATAGCGTCTATGTCGTTTTTGATCTGGACTTGGCGGGCTTCTATACTCGCTAGTCTGTCGGGTCGCTTGGCCATTAAACCCCCTCACTCCTCCGCGCTACCAAAAACTCCAGGCTCGCCGGTGGCTCTTCGGGTACAGGCGTCAGGGCGTCTTCCAGCGGGTCATAGCTGTTTTCTTCCAGTAAAAATGTTCTCACACGGTCCACTTCGCTGCCCAGCGTCGGCGGTAGATTGCGGATATTCATCGTCTGCCCGGCCCGCGCCAGCCATTTGGGGGAAATCGCCCCGACCTGGTCCATTAAATAATCCGGCTGCAACTGGCTGCGCGGCTTCACCGTTTTACCGTCGTTTAGCGCCGCGTCCCGATGTTTTCCGGCCTGTGTGCTGCTGGTGGTGCTGGCACTCACCACACCGCGCCGCACAATGCCATATTGCGCCTGGCTGGTGGCGTCATCGGCCACGGCCGTTCTAAGCGTCCGGTTGTTGGCATCCTGATAACTGGCATAAAACGAGTTGTACAGCAGGTTTAGGGTGCTGTTGACCGTCAATTCGTCAGCATCCACCGCCCACATCTGGGTATCGCTGCCCTTTGGCCGGAAGTGTAGCTTTTGCCCTTCCCAAACGCCTACTTCCCACAGGCGCGGCGGGTCTTCGCTGTCACCGAGCGCCGCCAGCTTCGTGGCAATGTCGCCGGGAAGCTCGTCTTCATAGGATTCGTCGAGGAGGTCCAGGCCGGGGGATTCGATCAGTGCGGTGCTGGTGGAGAGCTGGGCGGGGTTTTTGCCGCTAACAGATGCCACCAGATTAGACACGATCTCATCGGCATAGATAACATGCGCCTGCACCGTTGTGGTGCCGCTGTACGCATTAACAAACGTTGCTGTGAATGTGGAAGCGGTAACGGCTGTTACAACCACGCTCTCCGAAGGTGTAGAACCAGAATCAATAAAAAGCCGCTGGCCTAAATAAATGCCCGTCATACTGGCCGGGGTCACCGCTTGGCTGCCCGCGCTGATCGTGGTGGTGGTGGTGGTGTTTACCCTGTTTGTTGTCCTGGTCACAATGCGAATGTTTGTTATTTTGGCGTAGCTATCCCCACTCTCCCCTGTGTATGTCGCGCTGCCCGTTCCCTCAACTTGAAAAAACAGTGCGTTACAATCGGCCAGCGCGGTTGTAGCATGTATGCACCCGCTGACCAGCGATCCCGTTCCGGTGTATGTCCACATAGAAGAGGTTGTGCCGCCGAAGCCACCGGCCAGTGCATAAAGCGTTATTTTGTGATTGCTTGAATAATTCACGGCAAAATCGAATTGGATGCCGACTATCCGACGGCCGCCGCCATCAGGGGCGATGTAACCTATTCGGCCGTATGAGGTTGTGGTGTAAGCGGTGTTTTTTGTTAAGCCAACTTGCAGTCGATTATTGTTGTCAATCTGATACATCTCAGATTTTGAACTGGCGCGATCCTCCGCCGTCACCGTCCGCCACCCCGCCGTCCCGCTCGCACTCCACAGTGCCGTATACGGCACATCCAGCAGCGCCCGCCACGCGCCGAACGCCGTCAACCCCAACCCCGTGCCATCCTCGGCAATAACCACCGTCGGGTCTTCCACCCGGCCCTCCCAGGCCACGCCACAGCCGTAATTGAGTGAGAGCCATTTACCCTTGCTCTGTTCGGAGTAGCTAAAAGCCAGCTCCAACGGCATGGGGATGAAGGCGGTCAGCGAGCGGAAACCGTGACGGCCGTTGTCAATCTGACAACTGGTCGCGTCGGAGAAGTCGGCAATCAAAGCGCCGCCGCGCGATTCGTAGAGCTGCAGGGCGAGCGGGATCATATTAGCTGGCCCGGTAGAATCCGGCGGCGTTTAAGGTCGCCGTCACGTTGCTGCCGTCAATGGTGATAGGGAAATCATATTGAGCCAACGGGATAATATTGGCATCCGTGCCAGCGGTAGTATCGCCGTCGTAGCACAGGATTAAATCTGTCCAGTCCACGTCATCATCCGTGATCGCCCCGAATTCAAAATCGGCCATGTCTAAATCCATCCGGTTATTAGAATCATCTGGTGACAATGCCGACAGGTCGCTGTCGGTGCGCACGATCCGGGCGTAGCCGGTGTTTGCCACCTCTGCGGTGTTGGCATTGGCCAACACCGCCGCCAGCGTGTCCAGATCGCCCAGCGTGTCATCCGTCTCCGTGGTATTAATGGCCACAACAACCAGCGCCGAGTTTGTGGGATCGTTGGTCTGGACTCGGTTGTAAAGTTCGGCTACGCGCCCCTTTGCAATATTGAAAATAAAATCAGCCATGATAATCTCCTAGTCATTCGTGCGTGAACGATTTAGATAGAGTTTCCCGATAAAAATCACCTGCTCCTGGTTTGAAGCATCCACCACTCGACACTCGTGATGTTCATATGTTCCAGCAGCCAAATCGTCGGTGTCATCTGTATCGACGGTAATCTGTACCCCGTCATTGGTATCGTTGACACTCACCAGCGCAACGCCGCTGCCCAGCGTCAACGCAAGCGCCGCGCTGCTGCTTTCTAGTTTCTGGTAGACCGACCAGCGCACGGCCGTGGCCCCGGTCAAGCTCACCGGGTCGCCTGCGCTGTCGGTCACGGACACAGTAATAACCGTATCCTCGCCCTGCCACATAGTTATGTTTTGCGCCAGTTTTGTCATAATTCACCTTCCAGGGTGATCGCCGGGGCAAATTCACCGGCCAGAGAAACGGCCGTTTCAAACTCGCCCTCAAGGGAAACGGCCGTTTCAAACTCGCCTTCTAACGTCAGGTAACGCACAACGCTGCCTGATTGCACCACGAAGGCCAGCGCCGTGTCCGTTTCGCTCACCAGGCCGACGGCCAGCGTTTTAAATCGGGTCAGGGCCAGAGGCGTGTTTGTTTCCGTCAACAGGCCCAGCGTCCGGCTCTTCTGCCCCGTCAACCCTAGCGGAACGGCCGTTTCCGTCACAATCCCTATTGCCCTGCTCTTGACCCGTGCCAAACCCAGCGGAGCATCCGTTTCGGCCGCGATGCCTATGGGCATCCCTCCTGCTGGCGTCACGGGTAGGGGTGTGCCAGTTTCGGTGACAATGCCCAACTCCTTGCTCTTGACGCGGGTCAGCGCCAGTGCCGTGTCTGTTTCGCTACTTAGTCCGGTGTCCTTTGCTTTTTGCGCTGTCAAGGCCAGCGCCGTATCGGTCTCGGTTGGCAGCCCGGTTGTTTTGGATTTCTCGGCCGTCAACCCCAGGGCTGTATCGGTTTCGGAATTGAGGCCAATAGCAGTACCCGCCGCCGTGCCAGATACCGCAATGGCCTGCGTCAGCCACTCATCACTAACTGAAGCCGTACTGCTCAGGGTATCCGCACCCCCTGTGGCAGGCAGCGTCATGACGTGGTAGCCAAAATCGGTAGTGGCTGAGCCGCCGCCCGTATCGCCGTCCACGCGCTCGGTTTCTGAGCCGTCCGGCGTAAACGGGTCGCTGTCAGCCCCCAACATGACGCCCGTCCAGACAATCAGGCTATTGCTGTCGTCAGTTGTGAATGTTGCCGCTGGGTTGTCGTCGCTGCCCGTGCTGCTGCCGGTGTTGCTGTTGTTGCCGTTATTGGCGTTGTTCAGGGTGATGAGGGTGATCGAGTTGGCTGCGGCCGTGCCAGAGAAGGAGACCACCAGGTCATTGGTGCCTGTATCGGCCCCGTCGAGAGTGAAGGTCAGCAGGTTAAAATAACGGTTGATCGTATAGTTGTACTCATCGCTGGCCACGGCCGTGCCCATGCTGGTGCCATTCCAGGTAATGGAATCGACCCCATTCGAGGCAACACTAAACATTTTGACAATGACGACCAGGGTAATATCTGAGCCAGCTACGTTGTGCGTGCTGATTGTTTCGCCGGTGCTGTTGGAAGAGTTTACGGCCGTAGTAATCGAGCCGTTGACGGTCGGGACTGTCATTTGCCACCCCCAGGCCCGCCGCTCTGCACACTCATGAACCCGGCCGGGCCTTCGTATTGCACCAGGAAGGACAGACCCACGGGGAAGGTGACATACTCGCCCAGTTCGTCGGTGAATTTCAGTACAGAGCCAAATGGGGCCAGGGAAAAGCCTGCGTTTTGACTCTGCTCCGTTGTCACCCCATCCGAAACAAAAATCGTCACGTTGCCCGCCTGGCCTTTGGACACAGAAACGGCCGTCATGCCGTCGTTTGCATCCTGGTAGTTGAAGCCGACAAACACCTCGCCAGGCGATCCTTTGTGGAAGGTGACGCTCTTAAACGTGACGATAGCCATCTCTTTACCTCGGCACCAGGTAGGCAGGGCGTCGAACCCACGACGCCCCGACCTCTAATTGATCGCTCACATCATTACGTAGCAGCCAACTTGTTCCTGATCCGCCCATCACCAGGGCTGCGGCCGTGTTGCCCGTATTCCACAGATAAGCTATGCCCCTGTAAGACAGCCCGGAGGACTCGTTACTTGTCACGGTGGGTCGGGGCAGGGTAAGCAACTCATGATTGATGACGGGATCGGAGGTTGCATTTCCTACCTCAAAGGCTGCCAGCACGTTGCTGGTTCCCTCAACTGCCACCACGCCAATCGTATCTATATCTAGCGACTCGGACGCGCTGCCTGTGCCCGACGCGGTAATACTCAATTCTATTTGCGTGATTGCTCCGTATGGAGATATAAGCGGCCCAAACGCGATTAGCTGCGGGTCATTATCGTCGGTGCCGATTTGCTGGACTGGACTAAAACGCCCCCTTGCCTTTGCTTTCAGATCATAGGAAATCGTCGAGGATCTGTTTTTTAGGTGGAAAATCACAAACACAGCACGAACATCACTGTCAAGAGATGTTGACCAAAACAGCCTATTATCGTCTGTATCGTTTGGCGTATACCTCCCCACGTCGCCGCCGCTGGCATCTGAATCAGTTGCGGACGCAAAGTTTGGCTCGCCGCCCGTTTCGTCCTCGCCTTCAATTAACAACAATCTACCGCTTGACCTCGCAGTCAATAGCATTATGTTTGTATCGGCAGGCGACCCGGCTAAATCGTCGTAGTTGATGGTTAATTTGTAGGGGCTTGGTAGCACCAGGGTGTCAGTGAAGTTCGAGCTGGGGGTAATTACACCAGGGCTGTAGCTCGTCGATGTGGCCCGGCTCACCGTCTCCTCGTCTCCCAGCCATTGCCCCCGCCGCTCTAGAGGGAGCGTCACGGGGTTCACCTCGAATACCTGCAAGTTTTGGTTGAATGTCACCGGCAAGCTCAAAATATCTGCTGCGTCCGCAGGTGTGCCCAAAACGGCCGCTCGCAGTGGGTTACTCAGCGCCGTGCCGTTAATCGCATAATTCAAGTTAACAGCGCCAACGGCCGCGCCGTCTTTCCATGTCCGCGCCTGGTCCATCGCCGCCACCATCAGCTCCAAAAACTGTACGCAGTCGGCCGGGCTGGCCCCGTAAACCCGGAGCGGAATGGATTCCACCACATCCTCATACAGCTGCCCCCCCAGCAAACCGCGCCGCCGTTTGGCTACACGCGGTCGCCAGCCAGGCAGCAGTTCAATATTGGCCCCGTTCAAGTTCAGGACCCCATCTGTGGTCATGGCGTTGACGCCGGAAAAGTAAAGTTGTGTTGTCATATCTATCCTGTTCTAATCCGCACGTCTGCGCGTCGGCCGCTTTGTGCTAATTCGTCACGGATGATGCCGCGCAACCGGTCAACCGTTGGCGCGTCCGTGCCTCGTGCGTCGATGTTGATTGTGGTTGGGGACCCGCCCGCCGTTGTGGTTGGAGATGGAGCTGCGGAAACGGCCGTTTCTGCGCTAATCACCGGCTGGGTAAAGGGTAGAGTCAGTTCGTTCACCAAATCGGCTACGCTGCGTTGAACCGGGGCAACGTCAGACAGGCCCAGGGCCAGTCCCTCATTAAATGGCAGACCAATCTCGGCCGCTGCGACCTTCGACGGCGATTCGATACCCAGGAGCCCTTTGGCGGCATCGAGGGCCGCTTGCGCTGCTGCCTGGGCCGCATCCGTGATGATGCCGATGCCGTTCATGATGGCGTTGGCGATGCCCTGGATGATGTTGCGCCCGACTTCACCCCAATCGGTAGCATTAAACTTGGCCAGGATGTCTAGCACGAACTGGCTCAGCCAGCCCAGTAGGGCTGTGCCCGCCTCGCTAAATGTTGTTTTTATAAACTCCCAGGCAGTGATTGCTGCTTCACGCAAATTCGAGCCAAAGCTGTGCCAATCACCCTCAAAGGCGGATTTAAAAGCAGCAAACACAGAGGAGACGACTTGCAGCGCCGTGTCGATGTAGTTCTGGATGAATTGCCAGGCCGTTCGCGCAGCCGCCATGATGGTTTCGCCGTGCTGCTGCCAAAATGTCTGGATTGCCGTCGAAATGGTTTGGATGATGGATTGAATGGTAGAGATTGCCGTACTGATAGCGGCCTTGATCCCTTCCCAGATGGCTGCCGCGCTGGCCAGGATGGCGGCCCCGTGTGCGGCCCAGAATGCCTGGATGCCCTGAGAAACGGCCGTAATCACGCCTCGTATGAATTCCATCGCCGCAGCCGTTTTCTCTTGAATGCCGCCCCAATTTTCCTCCCAGGCTGTGCGCAGCAGGGCAACGACGGCAATGATAGCCAGCACGGGCGCGGCAATGGCCAGGATAGAGCCGATGAGAGAGGCGAGGATGGGCAGGATAACACTGGCCAACAATACGCCCAGCGCAATCAACACGTCCTGCCAACTCACATAACCAGCGGCTGTATCCAAAAGGGGTTGCACGTTAGCGGCAAACCAGTCAAACAGCGCCGGTAAAATCTCGTCACGCAGCTGGATCAGGAACGCCAGCAGCTCAGGCGGGGCAATGTCCCAAACGGCCTCGATGAAGGCATTCAATGGCGTCATTCCCTCAGAAAGATTGTTAATGAAGGATTGCACCAGGCCCGCCACCGTTTCAATTGCCGGGGCGATAGTTGTCTCAAAGACGGCAAAAGCCTGGTCAACCAACGGCATAGCGCTATTGGCCAGGTTCAGCAGCACATCACCGATGGGCTGTAGGGCAAGCAAGGCCCGCCGCTTGTAGCCTTCAACGGCGCTGCTCAACGTGCCATATTTGGCATCCAGGCTACCCACGGCCCCGGTCATATCGCTTAATTCGGTGCCAACCAGGGACAGGGCTAAGGCACCCTCGGTGCCCAAATCTTCAAACTGCGTGCCCAGCAATCCCACACCGGCCTGCATTTGGATGTTTTGATCATCGACATTGGCCAGGGCATCTGTCACCAGCGTGAAGGCATCCGCCGCCGTCAGGCTGCCGTCGGCCATCTGCTCCGATATTTCCTCAGCGGAGAGGCCGATCATCTCTAGGGCGTCCGCCGTAGCTGTGCTGCCGTCCTGGATTCTGACCCGGAACTCCTTAAAAGCGTCAGCGGCCTTATCGGTGCCCAACATGCCACCCTGCATCCCGCTTTCCAACAGGCTAAAGAACTGCCCGGCATCCGCCCCGCCTGACGCGAATTGGACGCTGTATTCCCCAATGGTGTCTAGGAAATCGTCACTGCGGTTTAGACCGCTCTGAAACCCTTTGGCGATGAAATCAAAAGCCTCTTCGCTGGTGAGCCCAAACTGCTCCATGAGCGTTTTGGCCGCGTCCACCGACTCTGGCACTTCGACGCCAAACACGTCTTGCAGGCGGAAGGCGTTTTCTGTGGCTCGTTGTAGCTCATTGTCGGACAAGTCGCCCATCTGCTGGCGAATGAGGCCCACGGCCCCAGCCGCTTCGGTGATCGACCCGGCGAAGTTATTCCCCCACACGTCGGTGGCAATGTCACCCAGGCGCTCAGCTTCTTCGGCCGTTGTGCCTAGCTCCGCCTTGATATTGGCCGTCGCTGTGGCCACATCATTGGAGACACTGAAAGCAGCAAGCCCAATACCAACGACGGCACCTGCCACAGCCGCCGCCGCAGAAACGGCGATAACTTGCGCGGCCTCAAAGCCCGCGCCAATTGTCTTCCCAATGCGATCCCGAAAAGACGACGCCTCTTTTTGCGCGTCGTCCAAACCGCCCGTGTAGTCGGCGGCATCGAGAAGTAGGGAGACAAAAAGCTTCTGGATTTCCATTAGTTAGGTTCTGGGAAGCGGCCACCCATTGCCGCGTACTGCATCATGAGCGCCATTTCCATTTCTTCTAGCGTCATTTCCCGGCTGTGCTGGCGGAATTGCAGCAGAAACGCCTTAGCGGGTTTGCTGGCCTTACCCTTGCCCCGGTGCATGTTGTAGTTTTGCTCCATGAGCCGGGCAAAGTGCCAATCGTTGCGTTCGTCCCCAAACGGCTCCAGCGACGAAAAAGCCGCCCAGCGGAGGAATTCGGTAACTGTCATGGTGTCACTCAATTCCTGCACCGTGCGGCCTCCGATTCCATAGCGTACAAGCCTGTGAGCCAGCAACAAGTTCGGGCTGTCGGTCAATCTTTTTTTTCGTTGTCTACAGCGTCCTCCGCCGTGCCAGAAATTTCACGCACTGTTTTTACAATGAGGTTGGAAACGGCGTTAGCCATCCGGCCCAGCGCTTCCTCGACCTCGCTATGCTTCATATCCCGGCCGTTTTCGCCGCGCATCAAATCGTACATCCGCACCAGCTTGTCCTCTGGCCAGACGATGTACGGCTCGCTGCCCTCTTCCAGGTCCTCGAAGGCGCTTTCCAGCAAACGGCCGTTTGCTGCGTCCGTTACCAGGCACTCCATCATCATCTTTAGTGGGGCGTCTTTGGGCAGGCTAGAAAAATCCACTTCCATGCTGCTGTCTTTGTAGACGCGGGTTTTGCCCTTTGGCCCTACCGCAATTTTTTGCTGCTTGGCGGTGGACAGGTCGCAAACGTACACGATGCCACTATAGCCCACGTCGGCCAGGTCAATCCGGGCCACGCGCCGCTGCTCAGCCAGGTTCAAGAAATCAACGGCAGATAAGGTCAGGCTTTCACTCATTTTCTAATCGCTCCAATTGCTCAGCGCGTTTTTCCAGTTCGGCGGCAACCAGGGCACACGAGGCGGCGTGTTTACCGCCCTTGCTGCGCAGTGTTTCCGCCGCCAGGCGCATGTGTTCGATTGCTGCGCCGATCAGGTTTTTTGGTTCAGAAACGGCCGTTTCGTCAACCGTTTCCTCTTTTTTCTTAGGCATAAAATCACCTTACAGTAATTGGCCCCATTCCGGCGCACCAGTAGGAGAGAGAGTGATCTCGCCTTGCACCAAATCCTCCATCGGGATCGAGCCAGTAATGGTCATGATCCAGGCACAAAACTCCATATAGGTTTGCTGTGGATTCATTAGCACAATTCGCCAGCTCAAAATAGTTTTGTTGGCCTTGATATTGACCAGCTTTGACCACTGAGACCAGCGAAAATTCATACCAAACGAGGTTTGAGACAATTCGGACAGTGCCGACGGGATATTTGTTTTGTACCCGCCCTCGCTGTCGTTGCTGGTGGTGTCAATGGATTCGGTTGTGTCGTCTGGAAAGTCCAGGTCTTTGGTTCCGCCCACAGTCACCCACGTTGTATCAATGGTGTCGTAGTATTGGAGCATAGCCCCAAAGCCGACAAGTTCTTCAGGCGGTACGCATGGCGTTGTCATGGTCGCCTCCTCTTATAGCGGAATTGCTAAAATATTAATGTCTGTGGATTCCGGGGTGATGAGCAAATCGCGCCCGCCAAGCGTTTGCTCCCAGCCCACCGCCTCAAAGATACGGGCGGCGTAGGCGCTGGCACCGATGTCGAGTTGGGTGATGGGCGCGGTACGGCCGTATGGGTCATTGCTGGCGGCAATCGTCACATACTGCGCCGCAACGTTATCGTTGCGGAAGAGCAGCAAAATGCGCCGCGTCGTCATGACGATTTTATTGCTATTGGTTGCATCACCGGCCGTCCAGGTGACAGTCGTCAACTGTGTGAGCGCCTCGCTGATATACGGCCCGGCAACTTCTTGGGGAGATATTGCTGTTGGTGCCATTATGTTTACCTCACTTTTCGATATGGATTATGTAATCCGACATCACGCGCCAGAGCTGTGTTTCTGGCTCATAAAATGATTGTGTGTTTTTCCGCAGGGCCACGACGGACCGGCCGCCCATTGCCCCGCGATAGCCATCTAAAACGACGCGGATTTTGCCATCGACGCGCCTGGCCTCGTGTTTGCTGGCGGCCCAGCTGTCGAGCTGGTAGCGCAGCTGGTGATAGGCCCCGCGACCCTCTGGGCCAGTGTGGTCGCCCACGTCGCTGCTGTCACCTATGGTGACAGCTGGCAGCGTTTCGGTCTGGGGCAGGGGGGCGGGCGTCAGCCGGTCGACAATTTCATCCACTACGGCAGGAAATTGCAGTAAAAAGGCCGTCAATTCGTCGTCTAAATCGACGAAAGGCGAAAGCAGCTCGGTGGTCATGGGCGGGTCAACTCCTCCAGCACGTCCGCCACCTCTTGCAGCGCCGCTTTCTTTTTCTTGTCATAGGCGGGCCGCATGTAGGCATGATCGCCGCCGGGCCGGAATTCTTCAGCAGCCGCATACTCAGCATTTGTACCGCTGCGGCCTTCCGCTGTATTGCCGCTGGAGCTGGCTTCGTTGTGGATTGAGCGGGCCAGGTTGCCAGAGACTTTGTGAACAATCTCTTTGGCGGCGTTGGAGATGGGCAGGAGTCCAGCCAGTACGGCCGTTTCCAGATTGGACCCGCTGGCCTTTTGGATTAGCCCCTTAAGCGTGGCATTCAACTGCTCTACGCCTTTCACGTCCGCGCCGCTGGCCATTAGTGACTGACCTCCTCCAATTCCAACCGCGTTTGGTTGGCCTGGCTGTCATGTTTCACGGCCACGATGTTAAAAGCGACGGTGAGACCGCCAGAAACGGCCGTTACCACCAAAGCGCGGTTTGTCACAACAATTGCCGAGTAATAGCCCTGCAAATCCAGCACATGCGTAGCGGTCTGCACAGTCAACACCACACCGCGTTTTTCGGCGGCGCTGGCGCTGGCTAGAATGCCGGAAAGGTCGGTCAAGGCGGTGGATACAGCCGCCCAGGTGTTGATAATTTCACCGTTCGGTCGTCTGGTTTCAGTTGCGACCTGAATCGTGACCGCTGCCGGGTAGAACCGGTCCAGGCTGGCCAGCAAATCAGGGTGCATAATGGTGTCCAGGACACCACCGTCGCCTAAACCGCCGTTACCCAGAGCCATTACGCAACCTATCCTTATACAAAAACTCGTCGTATTGGGCCGGGGTGTTGATTTGCTCCGCCCAATCGAAAGCGTCTGTAATTTCTTCTTCGTCGGCTTCAGCGCGATATTGCAGGGCCAGCTTGCGCAGCGCCTCCGCTTCGGCCGGGCCATCGGTGGACAGATCCAGCAGCTTAATCCGCTTCTGGACTAGCACCTCATTGGTGGCCATCACCAGCAGCGCCTGGGCGGCTGCCCGCTTGATATTGCCATCAAGGGCCATCGACAGAAAGGCGCTAATGGCCTGGTCATTGAAAATCTGAGATGCGTCGTCGATGTCGCTGATCAACAAGCGCACCTTGGCCACGTCGGTGGAGTAGCCGGTGATAGCTGCCATTTACGAGTTCACCTTAAACCAGCTCAAAATCTGGTTGGCCGTTACGCTGCCAATGCCAGAAACGGCCGTTAACGCCTTGCCGCTCCTGGGCACATCCTCCAGGGTGACAATGCCCGCCGCCTCTAGGGCGGCTTTCCCCGGAAAATCATCTGGCAGCGGCGTTGCCTCCGGTTCGGCTGGTGGCGGTGCTTCGATCACCAGAGTCTCGCGTAGCTCAATCGTTCCGGCCGGTGCAGTCTCCGGTTTCGCCGTCAGGTCAGATCGCAAGCCTTTCAGCTCATCGAGTACAGCCTTCAGGTAAATGTCCGTCGTTGACACCGGCCGGGGTAAGGGTCTATCGCTCATTGGATCGCCTTAAGCGTTGCTGCCGTTGCTGGCCACGGCCGATTTAGGATCAAGTACCGCGCCGCCCAAGCCGATAACACCCTTGTAATGTTGTTCCATCGTCTCGAAGTCGCCTGCCATTTGGTCAACCCCGCCGCCAATAGCCACAGCATTGCCGCCTTTCTGGAACAAGCGCGGCTGGTCGTAGCCAGCCAGAAAGCCAACTTCACCAGCTGGGCGGCCCACAGATGGATTAGCAAACAGCGCCCACGTCGTTGTCCCATTGCTGGTACAAACGATGGGGATATAGGGATTCATGACCGGGTTGATATTCGACACAATCCAGTTATTCACGCGGATGGTCTGATTCGTCACACCGCCCGCCGTAGCCACGTCAACGGTCAACTGATTCAGCACATTGTTAACCGTCACATGCAGGCCGGGGCCATAAACCAGCGTCACACCCTCAACCAGGATCGGTTCGCCGTCGGCATCCGTCAGGCCCAACAGCGTTTGAATCGCCGTGCCCAGGCTGTCAATGGCGAAATCTGGGTTATTGGTCAGCAGATTGCCGTTTCCGGCGCTGAAAAACGTCGCGTCCGGGCCGCTGGAATCAAAGAAGAGCTGCGTCACGAACTTCTCAACCGTGCGCCGTCCGCCCTTGCCCAAACGGTTGGGGATGGTGTCGAAGGCGTCTAGGTCATCATTCATGATGGCCCGGAAGGAGAGTTTGACACCCAGCCCGTACAAATCCGGGGCGTAGGTGTAGTTGTCTTCGTCAAGGGTCTTGGAGTATTTCAGCGGTTCCTGCTCGGTGATTTTTTGATACTGCCCTTCGGCCCCATTGAAGCCCAAACGACGAACGGTACGGAAGTCGCGCAGCGGGCGGGAAACTTTGCAATAGGCCCGCCAGTTGTGGCCCAGGCTGTTGTAATTCATCAGCATCATGCGATCCAGCACGTCCCCCAACAAGAAGGGGAAATCGCTGGTTGAATAGGCTTCACGCATGGTGAAGAGTTCCGGGTAGTTGCTGCGGATAATCTGTACCGCCTGGGGGCTGGTAGGCTTCATGGCTTCTTTCAGGACCCAGATGGGCATCGTGCCATTTAGCGCCTCAGACAAAAACTCAGCAGCAGCGGCTACGCGGTTCATGTAGGCCGCATCCGGGCCCTGTTGCCAACGGCCGTTAGCTTCGCGAACAACGGAGCGGTAGCCTTCGGTGGGGAATTCGGCCGTTTCCAGTTGATAGGTTTCTTTAATTTCAGTCATGGTTAGCTCTCCGCTCGTGTGTACTCAATCCAGGCAGCATACAGATAGAGATCGTCTGTATCATGCACGCCGGGAACGAGTGAGATGTTGAGGAAGCCAGGCGCGGCGGCGATGTTAGCGTTGGCGATTGTGACGGTGTATTCCGTGATGGTTGTGCCCGTTACCGCGCCGGTCGCGCCACCCATTTCTGTGTCTCCGAGGCCGTCAAACACCTGCACATCAACAGTAGGTGTGTCAGTCGCGCCTTCCATCGCCATTAGCAGGTGGATCGTCAGGTCGGTGCCTTCGTCCAGGTCAACTGGTTTAGCCACGGGTGGGAACTGCGCTTCGTCGGTATCGGCTTCGGCCGTCCAGGTTACGCGTAGCGCCTTGTCGGTCGCGCCATTAACGCGGGCTAGGTTGGGGGCGCTGTCAGAGGCCAGTAAGCCGCCATGTGCTGCCAGGTTTTGAATGTCATTACTGGCAATTTCGCGCAAGGCGGTGATGTCCAGTTGAATAGTTCCCTTTTTCAGGTTGCCCGCTAATTCGGAGACACCGACCGCACCGGCCGCAATCTTGGCGGCCGTCACTGAGTCGTTGGCCAGCGTGCCCGCGCCAGGGCTAGGCACATGCAGGACGTTGATCGTGTCCTGATTGCCTGCGCTAATCGCTTCCAGGGCAAAGCCAAAGAAATAGCCGTTGGCGCTGTCGGTATTCAGGTTGGTTGTGGGCGAACCGGTCGCGGTGTCATCGAAGAAAATGGCATCGCCGACAGCGATGCCGCCGCCCGCGCTGTCGTGGACCACCAAATCCCAAATGCGGTAGCCGCCGTCCATTGTGATCTTGCCGGAATCATTGCCGCCCTCGCCTTCATCGGTGAGAGCGATACCGGTCAGTGCCCCGTACCGAACGGGGGAGCCGCTGGTGGGGGTGGCTGGGGCAGATGCGGCAATATTGGCCAGAATCTCCCCATCGTTTTGCACTAAATTAGTTGCCATTAGCTGTTACCTCCATTGGCGTAGCCCATTGTGGCTAATGATTCATTAAGCCGCGTCCGGGCCGCCTCGATGGTGGGCTGCTCGCCGCCGCCACCGTTGGCGCTTTCACCGTTGCCAGTGACTTTGCCGGTTTTGCCCAACAACGTGGCGATTTCGGTCTGGGCCTCGGTAACGGCCGTTTCCACGCGGGCCTTAAAGGTTTCCTTGTCTAAGGCACCTTCCTTCACCGGCGGATTCGCCGTCAGGCTTTTGGCCAGGCGTTGTTTTGTCACGTCGGGCAGCTCGGCTTCCACCAGCTGCGCGGCCACAAAATCGCCCGCCTCGCGGAAAAGCAGCTGCTCGCGTGTTTTGGCCAGCTCGGTTTCGGCGGCGGTTTTAGCCTCATTCGCAGTTTTAAGCGCAGCTTGGGCCTCTTGTAATTCTTGTTCGCTCATAGCGTCCTCCGATTCTTGCATCATGCCGCCCATTGCGGCGATGTCGTCACTTTCCGGGCTTTTGGCCCACGTATCACGTTTGAATAATTGCGGCGCGTTGCTCATCAGGTCGGCACGGTAGGCATCTAGGGCGGCACCGATGGCGCTACTCATGGCCTTACGCTCTTCCCGGCTCACACGGCCGTCTCCATACATTTCATCACCAACCATTGTTAGATGGAGGTGTAGGCGACTCTCCAACCACTCGCCAATATTGCGGGCTTCGGCCAGCTTCTTGAATGATTCGCTGGTTGCTTCACTGTCCAGCAGCGACAAAACGGCCGTTAGCTGCTCCAGGGCCGCTTTCAGCTTGGTTTCATTGGCCTTGGAGAGAACCCGGCCAGCTTCGGCCAGGAAGGTTTCCACGTCTTTGGGGATCGTGGGGTCTGGCAGCTTGCCAGCGTTGGGGGCAGATTCAAAAATAGAGACAACCGCCCCGCCTGCGCCTGGCTCGGTCACAAAATCGACCGATTTGCCAGCCACAATCTCTTGGATAATACGGCCGGATTTACCCTCCGCCTCCCCGGTTGTATGCTGCCCCATGCCACGAATGCTGACGCCAATATGTGACCCGATTTCGTCAATCGTTTCAGCATAGCCGGTGAACGGCCGTGCTTCCGCATACATGCCCGGCCCATTGGGACCGCCATCCAACCAAATGGGGTCAGAAACGGTCACGGCCGCCAGATTGCGCAGGTCGCCTTCGGGCCGCTCCATTTCTTCGGTAGGGGTGGCATGGTTCCAGTACATTTTGGTACCGGCGGGGAAAACTTTGGGGATGTCGCGCTCTAAAACGTTGCGGGGGTAATAGCCGCTGCTGCCCCAGCCAGGCTGGATTAGTTTCAGGCTGATAGTGCCATCACGCCGGACGGCACGCTCGGAGAGAGGAACAAATTCGGATAGTTTTTCGGCCATACGGCCAAAATAGCACAGGTGTGCGACGGGGGTATGTCGTTTTGGGTTTTACAGCAGATTGAACCGCTTCTTAAGTTCCCACTCCCAATCAAAAATAAAAGTGATGTAATGTCGTCCAGATGGACGATCCACTGAGGCGCTGCGCCAGCCGCGAACAAAAACGACCTTTTCATCTTTATCTAACCGGCGTCGCCAAATGAATGCCCATAACCAAACGACAGCCTTGTGACTTATGCAAATCCTCATTATTTTGACCTTTCAATAAGGCGAAATAGAAACGGCCGTATCCTCATCCAGATACACCCAACGGCCGTTTTCTGGGTAAATCTCCAACGTCCGGGCCATTGCCGCAAAATCCCGCTGGATTGTGCGTTGGCTGACGCCGGTAAGCTGTGCAGCTCTAGCGGTTGTGATTTCCCGCTGCGTCAAAAAAACTTTAGTGAGGTAGACCACGCGCTCGATGCGGGTGGACTCGGAGAGTAGGGTCATTTTTTGCGTCTATGTAAAGTCGTGCATCTGCAACCCGGATCGGACGGCGGCCTGCTATCACCGCTGCTGAAATCATCATCAAAGGGGATGTAGCCCTGCGCCTGGTTCGCTCGATGAGACGGCCGTACATTGTCATCACCGACCGTCAGCCACTTTTTCTCAATTTCTAGCCCGGCGGCTTTCAACTCGCCCGCCATCACCTCATTGCCAGCTTCGTAAGCATCCCCTAGCTCAAACACCGCCACGCGCCGCGATCTCGGATTCGGCCCGCCGGTGGCAAACTTGGTGAAGCGGTCGCCAATAGCCCGGCTCAAACGGTCATAGCTCCAACCCTCGTCCGTAGCCTGGCTGATCATGCTGTTGAGGTAGAATCGTGTTGTGTCGTTGATTTTTGTCACCTGTTCGGCCGCGTGTTGTTTGGCGTAGGCCACGGCACGCGGATTCTTTAGGTTCCAGGATACGCCCAGCTCATCTTGCTCATCAGCGGCAATGCCCAGCCCCTTGATGAGATCGCCGCCGCCCAGAATGAGCATATCCAGGATGGCGGCTTGTAGGGGGTCTTGTAGGTCGAGTTTGGCATCCCGCGCCGCCGCGTCCCAGAAGGGCAGCCAGTCGGCGGGGGAAACGGCTTCGTGCAAACGGTCGTTTCCCGATTCATTTACCTTTTGCGCGTTTTTGTCAAACTCGCCCTTGAGCTGGCCCAGGCTGCGCAGAAACAACCGGCTCTGCTTTTGGAACATGGCAGAAACTGCCGTTTCCAGCCCCTTGCGCCGCCGGGCCACCAGCCGGTCGCGGCGAATGGCCTGGCTTGCTTCCAGGAATCGAGTGAGGGGAGCGATTAGGTCAGCTGTGGCCATTTGCCCCCATCGCCTCCCGAATATCCACCAGCAAATCAGAAACGGCCGTTACTTGCCGTTGCCAAATCGCCTCTGTGGCTTCTTCGTCGTTTTCCTCATCGCTACCGGCCGTAGCAGGGGCATTGTTTAGCCGCGCCGCCATCTCCTCAGCCCGCGCCTGGCGCTCCTCTTGTGCTGTCTGCCAGATGTCCATCACGGCGTCGATGTCGTTGATGCCTAATTCGGAAAGTAACCGGCGAACGGCCGTTTCCAGCGGAATGCCTGTACCCTCAGAGCGACCGGCCAGCGTCTGCGCATCGATGATCGCGCTGATGGCTTCCTTAGTGTCGTGCTGGATGATTGACGGGAATTCGATGTTAACCGTCGAGTCAATGTCATCATTCCAGGTCAGCACCTCGCGTACCTGTTCGCCGTCTTTTTCTGGCATGACCCGCCCTAAGCCGCGCAACATCCCCTGCGGCGCTTTCACTGCCCACAACAGCGCGTAACCGATAATGTCCTTATGAACATCCCGCCACAGCGTCTGGCGGTCCATAATTTGCAGCTCTGTCGGCCGGTCCAATGATTTCGCCGTGGCCAGGCTACCTACGCTGGCGTCTCCAAAAAAGGTTTCAGGAAAGCCAAAATCCATAATCGACATGAGCAGCAACCGACGGCCGTCTTCGGCGCTCATGGTAGCCCCGGCGGTGCGGAACGGTTGCAGGTCTACGCCCTCGGAGGCAATAAACGTGCTGCCTGTCACCGGCGGTGGGTTGGTTTCATCGCCACCGCCGGCCAGCGTCGTGTTCAGTTTGGCTTTAGCCGCTGCCACGCCTCGCTTGCCGCCTTTGGTGGTGAGCTTGGCAGCCCAACGGGCCAGCGCCTGCCACACGCTCGCCAGCTGCTCCAGGAATGATTTGTAAGCCAGCGCCCAATCGTTTGCCGCGTAAAATTCAGGCACGCCCCAGCGACCCATTTTGTTAGTGGCTACATGGTAGATAGGCGTGTCCCATTCGACAGGAACGCCCGTTCCCCCGCTGCGGCTAATTTGATTCGTGATTCGGCCGCGCAGGTCGGGGCGGGGCGTGAAGCGCCAATCAGGGTAATAGGCAGCGTGCTGCTTGGTGCCGCCGTCGAGCGATTGCTGTACCCAGGTGCGCTTGTAGAACCAGGGCTCCCGCTTATCCTCCGGGTTGCAGATGATGTCGTCTATTTCCTGCGGGTCAATGGTGCTGATGCGGATACGGCCGTTTACCTGGTTGACGTGAAAGCGGAAAAACACGTTGCCGTCCTGCTGCAAATCCACTTCCCGCTCGCCCCGCGCCTGGTGGCTGCTCAGCTCCGCTTTGTTACGTTCATCGTCGATGAATGCCTGGACCACGTCGTTAATTTCTGGCTCGGTGGCCGAAATGTTGACGCCTTGTGCCCAAACGTACAGGCGCTGGATTTTAACCCCGCGCTTAATGACTGGATTTTTTAGGCGCATGATGCGGGCCAGCTCTGTGATTTGCCTTAAGCCAGCGCGGGTAAACTCCTGATCGGCCTGCATGGACAGCATCCGCCATTCGGAGCTGTAGAGCAACTGCTCCAGGCGTTGCAAGGATTCGGTGAGCTGCCACAGTTGGTTGGATTGGGAAACGGCCGTTTCCTGTAGGTTGCTCAGTTTGCCGCCGGTGAGCCGGTCGGCTATGGATTCGGTTAATTCGCTTATTGTTGCCATTTATCTTTCCTCATAGTGGCCACATGTGCCGCATTTGTACCGCCAACCAATATTCGCACCGCCGATTTCTGGTGGATCATCCCACCACTCGGCTTGCCACATAAGGCGTCCGCAATGTTCGCAGACAACATCGCTCTCTTCCCATTCGCCGCCGTCGGTGAATTGGTTTGCGTCATCCTCTGGATATTCGCTTATTGTTGCCATAGTTACCTCGCTAATATGGTGAAATCGTGACGGCTTCCTCGTCGATAACGACACCCTCATCTAATGCCGGTGTCTCGATCATTATTGCCACCGAATGAGCCAGCATTAAGGCCCAAAATCGATCAGCATGGTGTTTTTCGTTGCGTTCCGTGTCAAAGACCAGGTTCTTAGCGGCCGTCACTTTCCGCTTGATGCTGTGAATCTGGTAGGCCAGATCCTTGTCGGTCGGAATCGGTGCCCGGCGCTGCTGGAAAAGCATTTTGCCATCCGTAGCCCAGAGCGCCTTGCTCTGGTTGGTAAAGTCCACCCCGGCCGCTTTACCAGGGAAAAGCCGCTCCATTGTCTCGGCCAGGTTGCGGCCGATGCCGTTGCGGTCGATAAGTAGACCCATGAGCGGCAGTTTGGTCAGGGCTGCCGTCAGAACAGCAACCTGGCTGTCAAAATCGCAGTTGTCCAGGCTGATGGCCAGCCGGACCGGGTAACTCTTTAGCGTCGAGACCCCCACCACGTACAGCTCGGACGTGTTGCGTGTGCGGCCGACGTCGTAGCCAGCCGCAAAGACCAGTTCCACCGCGTTTTTGGCCACCAGGTCGGCCAGCTCGCCAATGGCTTCCAGCGCACGGTCGATGACGCTGTCTTTGGCTTCGGCCATAATGACCGGGCCGCTGTGCGCTGCCTGGTTGGCTTTGATTTCGTCCCAGGTGATCCAGGCGGTGGATTCATCTACGAATTTGCATTCGTATTCCTGCTGGAAATCCTCTTCCGGCATGTTGGCGTACAGCGCCTTAATGCGGTCATTGCCAAACATCTCCACCCGTTCAAAGGTGGTCATGCTGGGGGCCATGCGCCTGGCTGCTTTCACATTGCGACAAAACGCCTGTACTTCCCACCAGGGCGTCGCCTTGCGCCGGTAGCCTGGAAACGGCTGTAATGACTGAGTGTAGACTTCCCAGAAACGGCCGCTGCCACCCATCGGGCTGCTGGCCATGCGTAGCCTCCGGTCGCCTTTGGTCATCATGGGCAGGGCGGCGGTGTAAATCACCTTGTCATCGCGCACGTGGGCGAATTCGTCCAGGTAGACATTCATCTGGGCCTTACCACGCGGGGCCGTCGAGGGTAGGGAGATAAGCCGGGCACCGTTATCGAATTCGATTTCCTGCTTATTATCGGTGATGAGTTTGGGGCGCATCGAGCGGGGCAGGGCGTGGCGCACATTGTGGGCGTAGCGTATTTTCTCTTTGGCTTCGTCGAGGTTGATGGAAACAAAGACGCTACTCGCTCCGGTCAAGATGCCATCGGCTACGGCTTCAGCTGCGCTTAAAAAAGACCATGCTATTTGACGACTTTTGACTTCGGTGCGGAATGTAGCGTCGTCTTGTAAATGTGCTAACTGGAAATGTTCCCAGCGTGCGCCCTCGAATTGGGCCGCTTCTGGCAAGTCCAGGTTGTCTACCAGGAAGGCGCAGCGCTCAGTCTTCGGTGTCCACATCGGCGTCCGTGTCGTCGTCGAAGAGAGCGGCCGTTTCCGCTGCCTGCTGGTGTCGTTTGTTACGCTCAGCCCGCCACTCTTCCAGGGTCATGCCGACGCTGTGGACGGGATCGTCCTCGGTGCCCTTAACACCAAATAGCCCATGGATCCGTCCCATATCCACCTGCGCTTTGTAGGCATCGAAGAACTCTACAACCTGAACGGCCGTATCCTGGCCGGTCCGAACGTAATTGATGCCTTTAATAAGGTGGCCCAGACCATCGGCTAACAGCCGCTCTAAATCCACAGCCAATTCGCGGGTTTCTGGGTCAAGCTTCAGGTAAGCAGCATAAGGAGCGGAGGCAATTTCGGAAATTCGGGCGGTCACTTCTTCAGCCATCATGTGACGGTCGAGAAAGTGTTCGCGGATGTATTCTTGAATTTTGGGATTATGCCGGTTTTCCCAGCCGGATTGTTCGGGGTTTTTGTAGCCAGCTTTGCGGGCGGCTTCGGTGGCGTTACGGCGGGGGTCGGCTAGATAGTACAGGGTCCAATCTTTCTGCATGCCGCGCAGCTTTGGTTTAACTACCTTACGTCCTGGGGGCTTTTCCAGTGGTGAATCCATTAAAAACTCTAGGAAACTCTAGTCGTTTCAGGAGGTTGTTTTTACCCCTTTTGTATCACTATCCGAAGTAATTTGTAGGAGAGCGCGACGAACCCCGGACGAATGGCAGGCTCTCCGGTTCCAGTTTCCCGGACTCATCAAATGTCAAGCCAGCAAAAACGAATTGCCATAATTGAGCCAGCGTGACGCTTTCCCATTCACCCGGATTAGTAGACCGAATCTGCTCTAACCTAGCCGCGAGCTGATCATCATTCATTTGCCATTGAAATTTTAGCATTTGGGTCGCAACGTTTTCAGCTGCGTTTTGGCAGATTGCCTCATTGATGCCTGCGAACAAACGACGCTCTATAGAGGCGGCGACAGCTTCTGCGGCCATCGCCAGCTTCGCGGGATCGATTTCCACTTCTGGCAAGCGCCGCTTAATTGTGAAGCCTTTTTCAATTATCTTGATCGCTTTGTTCATGTCGCCAACCTCAGCAACGGCCGTTTCCTCCCAATCCGCCGCAACAAAGAAGCCAGCGGACTTGTTTCCTCCGCTGGCTCGACAACTTTCACATCAAACGTCGACTTGATCGGCCAGGAAACGGCCGTTTCCAACTCCGCCAATATCGCTGCATACTCCATCCGATACTTACGCGACAGATACCCGGCAAACCGCGCACGCTGAGCAGGTGTCAGCTCACCCATCGCCAGGTCATAGGCCAACATGTCGAAGGTCTTGCCCTGAATCGCCTGCCAGCGTGGTTTGCTGGCCAGCACCGGCAGCGTATCAGTGCCAAAGACGTGCAGCCAGACATTCTGGCGTCTCTTGTCGCTGGTCCGAATGAATGCGCCGGGGGCGCTGGTAGAACGGCCGTTCGTGAACATGGTGGCATTTTAACATAATAACCAAGCCTTTGTCTAATAGCGTGGTGTTAACCGGTTGGTCGGACGAAAGCAATAGACGCTTTGAACAGCAGCAGACCACCCGACTCCGTTTGCACCTCAATGGCATACGTGCCAACCTCTAAAATCGTCGCTTCAATAAATTGCTCGGTGATCAGGTTGAATTGATACTTCTTACCAACCTCCAAAAACTTATGCTCCAACCGGCTGTTAATTACACTCTCGTATTCATTGATTATCGTGGCAACCTTCCCCGCCGCCGGGTCATCGCCCAGTTGCTTCTTCAGCAGCTGTAAATAGTTCAAATTATCCTTGTGTGACACAGCGAAATCTCCTTTTGTTTGAATTTATAATAAACTCGCCTGGCGCATCTCCCGCCAGAACACAACATGATAAAAAACGCGCTGTCCGGGTCGGCTTGTCGGCCTCCCCTTCAGCCACGGCTCAACAAAAAGGCCCCCGTCCAGGATACGGCCGCTTTTCCCCAAAGCCACCTTCAGATCGCGCTTCACCGTTTCAATCTCCTCCTCCGATGGCCACACCCCCCGCCTGGAGAGCGTCAGCCGAAATACGCCAGGCTCGGCCTGGTTGCAGCTGCCCGGCGTGTAAGCCAGCACCAGGCCGCCCGATAACGGCCGTTTCGCGGGTGTGTGGCTGGCGATGAGGTGGGCCAGTACGTCTGGGAGAGCTGGGGCTTTGGTGGTGGTCATGACGCCCGTCCGGAAACGGCCGTTCCGTACCCAATATGGCCGCAAAACATACAAATCAAAACCGGCTCGGTTTCGGTGCTGTCTGGGTGGAAAGCGGTGGATCCATCGATGCCGCAAACTGGGCAATCGGGCAGGCTGACGTACTGGGCCATTTGCAGCATATCCTCTTCCTCCGCGTTTTCGTTGTAGAGGTACTGCGCGATCTCCCAGAGAATCATGTCATTTCGCTCGATGACAAAACTCGTGGGCAGTAGATGGTACATTTGACGATAGGCGTCCTTTACACCCTCGCTACCTGGCTCACCGTCTGCATAGCGGCGGGCAGCCTTGATTATCTCGCGTCTGGTTTCCTGATGGTTCATGATGCCTCCTCCATTTGCCGCTTGATCTCCTGTTGAAACGGCCGTAACGCTTGCGCCAGAAGGATAAGTTTTTGTTGGGTTTCGCTGTATTCCTCATCAGTCATGAGGTTGCTCCTCGGGAACGGCCGTTTCCAGCAACATGGCCGAGTCGCAATGTCGGGGCCAGCCATCAGCCAAATATTTGCCAGCCTGCTCCGTCGTAAGCATTTCTACGTGGCCACACTTCAGGCACCGCAGCGTGCCCCCGTTTGGCCAGACATACTTTGCGATTTTTGCATAGATTTTGAGCAGTCTGTCTAACTCGGTCATGATTCATCCTCGCAGTCAACACAATACTCGTCGTCGATGTAGCTCCAAAAGCCACAGCCAGGACACTGAGAGATGCCGTTTTCCTTCAGAATTTCCTCAGCCTCCGTTTCATCAATAGACAAGCCTTCATCTTGTATCGCAAAACGGATAGCGAAATCCGTCCCAAGCAACACTTCGGATACGGTCGTAAACACCTCTTCTTCTGTCATTATGGTTTCTCCTCAATAACGGCCGTTACTGGCCGCTCATCCGCTCAACGTCAACAGCCGCAGGCCCACGGCCGAAATTGGCCTCACGAAAGCGCACGCGGTCGCCCGCTTCCAGTTGGGCGTAGCTGCTGTCGGTTTGAATGTTGGAATAGTGGACAAAAAGCTCATCACCTTCATCGCTGGTGATGAAGCCCCAGCCCTTTAGGTTGTTGAAGAATTTAACGGTTCCGGTTTGTTGGTTACTGGTCATTTGCTTTCTCCTGAAAACGGCCGTTTCCCCCACCCCTTTATAAAAGCGAGAAAACGGCCGTTCTCACTCAATCCTCTATAAAGTTAATCCCTCGTGGCAACTCAGTAGGCAGTTTGCCCAACCCAAGCACCACATAAGACACACCGGCGGCCAGTTCTTGCTCATGATCGACACTGCCAACCTCGCCCATGATGACACCAGCCACCACATCACAAATCGCCGTGACAGACTTCAGCGGCAGGCCACATGCCTGCAAAAACTCAATCACTTCCTCGACGCTTTTCGCGTTTGCGGCGCTGTTTTGCTTTTCTTCTTGCGTTGACATAATCATTTTTCTGAGCCTCCGTCATTGGATCTAAATCGGCAACGGGTCCAAGCCATTCTTTTTTTTCATTGCCTGGCAGCCAGCGGCGATACTTTGGGTAATACAGCCGCGAGCCATCTTTACGCTTTTTTCCTGGCTTAAACTCTATCCAGCGCCGGGAACGTTGTCTATCATTTGGGAGGGGCAAAGCTCGCTTTTTCTCCCGTTTCTGGGAGGGGCGACCTCTGGTTTTTTCTTGCCCCTCCCAATTTTTGCCCCTCCCAATTTTTGCCCCTCCCACCTCGTCATTATTTTTGGGAGGGGCAACGGTTTTGGGAGGTCTCTGGGTGATAGTGGGCTTAACGTAACCCTTGCCACCTGCGCCCATAGAAACGGCCGTTTCCCCATCATTCACCAATTCCATAACTGGAACGGCCGTTCTATCATTGCCACCTTGACGCGCTGCGTTATTTACCCGCGATGGTAATCTCTCCCGTTGGAGCTTACCGGCGCTGACGTAGGGCGGGCGGGTTGCGGCCCCTCCTCAAATAGATGCCGCTCTTTATCATATAGACGCCCCAAACCAAACCTGGCGTGATAACTGGTAGAACCCTTCTCCTCATTCATCTCCTCAGCCTGGTGCTTGGCCTCCGATTCCGACATCGGCCCCTTTACTACCTTGTCGCTTCTGAACAGGTACCAGTTGCCAAAAGAACCATCTTTATGACTAGGCCAAACAATGGTGCCGTTCCTATCCTTAACTACCACATCAGAAAACAGATCCTTTTTCTGCGTCCGTTTTGCCTCAAGAACTGCGGTATCGAAATCACCAGCAACGTTAAACCACCACGGCTCACCCCTGGCATTGAGAAACGCCACGGTCCAGCTATCGCCACGAGACTGCTGCTGCGGCTTCGCCAGGTCGCGTACCTGCTTCGTCCGCTCATCATTCAGCCCCATCGCCCGCGCCACTTGCTCCAACGCATCATCCACAAAGATATTGTTCTCACCCATGCCCTGGATCAGCTCCTCGATTTTGTCCTTCGTGCCCTGGGCAATGCCCGCGATCATCTGGTCTTGGGCCGTGCGAGCCACATGCAGCGCCTTTGCCCGGTTCCGGTTGCGCTTGCTGCTATCACCGGCGGCGTAGTAGACAAAAACGGCCAGGCCGAAGATAGCCCAGCCAACTGCAATATTGGCCACATTCACACCCGCCGCCGTGTCTGGGTTATACCAGCCGGGCATGAGGCCCTGGAGTAGGTAGGCGAAGAAAGAAACGGTACTCACAGCCGCAGAAACGGCCGCAGCCAGGCCAGAAATCCAGGCCACGGTCACCTGTGTACCATTAATTTCATAATCGCTTTGTAGCTTCGTTTTCCAAATCCACACGGCAGCCTCGCCCGGCATAATTGCCGCCAGGCCCAGCAGCCCGCCGATAATGTAGGCCACCAGCGAGGCCCAACCCAGACCCACCAGGCTGCCGCCCAACGCCACGATCATGTAAATGATGGTAAAGAGCGAAGATAGCGCCAGGCCCAGCATGATGCCGGTTTCAGCCTTGCCATTACTGCTGGCCGCTTCCTCAGAGCGCATAGACTCCTGCGCCTGATTAAAAATTGTTTTTTGTTCCTTAATTGGGTTCAT